CGCTATCCAATTTAACCCACAAAGATGGATGAGACTTTGAACAAAGCCAGTGACCATGCGTAAAGATAATCGAAAGAGAGATTTAATCATTAGGCAGCATTGGATAGCTGCGTCGGAGTAAGTTTGATTTCGTCCTTGTTTGCCTTTTGATGGGGCATACCATTGCGTAGCAGGATCAAACCAAATGGCAATATTTCCACGATTAATGAGAGCTCGGTTATATGAAGACCAATTGGTTGTGCGATAAATTTTTGGTGTCGACTTATTCATTTGAAAATTATATTGTGGAATAAGCCTTTAGAGATAGGTTTGTGCAACAAAGCCCTTTTCAACTGAAAAACACTATAATGGAAATAGACATCATATAGTAAGTTTAATATACGATAAATTTCATGTTTTTTCAAATCCTAATTAAAAGCCCACGATTAAGTGAGCTTTTAAAACAAATTGGTGCAACGCTTATAACTTTGTCCACTATATCAAAAATATGCCATAAAGCGTCTAGACAGTCAACAAGTCTAAATTATGCTTTTCTACTAATTGAGAAGCTTTTAAACGTTCAACGATTTTAATCATTAGATCATTGGCAGTTATAACGTCGATTCCTTCAAATGCTTTTAGTGTTAATTGCAATTTATTATTAATTACATTTGTAATTATTGATATTTTACCAAAATAATCAGGGTAGTATTTCAAAGTTTCATTAACTTTCTCCCGACTAACGCCTTCATATAGTTTTACAGTGTATGTTTTCATTTGAACCTCCATTTTGTCTTAATCTTTTATCATGACCTAATAAATAAAATCTAGCGCAACTCACCATAATTGCGACCTGAGCTTTAGATTGGTTTGTTTCTTGAGCAACCTTCAACAATCCTTTATTTTCAACCTTATTTTTAATTAAACAAATTAATGCAAACTTAGTTGTAAAATCTGTTTTATCAGAATTTAATAGACTTCGTAAAAGTGCTTGAATTTGATCCGCCTCATAATCACTGATCTCACATCGAATATAAGATTTACTTTTTTGTACTTATTTGCCAGCTTCACGCATCAACCAGTAAATTTGATTGATATGAAGCCCATCTGGCAAATCACCCCCTTTCATTCTAACTGTTTCACACCATGCGCCAAACTGCTCTAACCAACCGTCAATAGTATATTTAGACCAATCCATTTGTTGTGTTTTTAAAACTGCACTCATTTTTCACCTACCAATTGCTCAATTTGTTTAATCGCCACGCCTGCTTTCACTTGCTCTGTGCTGAACCGTAAAACTGTAAAACCCATCATTGCTGCGGAGTTGTATTTCTCCATATCCCCTATATAGCCTTTGCCCCTTGTATGACGGCCTCCACTCCAGATACCCCCTTCAACCTCAACTAAAATCTTTGTACCCGTAATCAGAAAATCAGCTCTCCATTTGCGTTTTGGATGGAACTTATATTCCTGTTCAAAACCGATCTTGCATGCTCTTAAATGCGTTGCCAGAACCATTTCACCCACACTTGGTTGTCTGGCAACTTGCTTTGCTGAACGCCGCTTTTTATTTTTCTTTATCGGAAATAACTTGCGGTATTCAGCAATGCTGACTGATGACATCAAGCACCACCTTTGAGCACTTGCTCTATAGCTTTAAGGGTTCGAATCATTGCCATTTGTAGAAATTCATGATTGCCGCGCATGTCTTCTTCAACATACTGCAAAGCATATTGAGTCTCTTTTAATGCCCCATCTAAACGCTTTTGCAGCTCCTCCACTTTCGCTTGTTGTTCTTTTTGAATCTCCCAAGCCCACTTTCCAGATTTACCCTCAAACTCACTCATGGCTGGCTCCTTTTTCTGCATCACACATTTCACATTTATCTATATGCCCCCACCCATCATCTCGAATGAAGCCAAACCCCTTACAAGCCTTACATTTGACTTTCTTTTTCTCACCCACCAAGAAATATCGATCTTTCTGGTTGTAGGTAATATCAATAGAACCTGAGTAATAGCGCCTTAACGCCCCATCAATATGAAATTCGTGTGGACCTACACAAAACATCCCCCCCGAATCCCCGCCGCACTTTGTAAACCATGTGAAATATGCTTCTCTCCATTTCACATAACGGCCAGACAGATGAGGAGTCAACAATTCAATTAAACGTGCTCTAAGCATCTCCATGCTTGCTGACATATCTCCATAGTGATATTCAAGATCGTAGCTATACTCGCCTGTGTTATATCTAGTTGGCATGAGATTCACCGCCTCCGTATATTGATTCGTGGTCGCGGATAGCAGTCATCACACGCTTAATTGAAATGGAACCATCTGGAATGAAGTCGCAAAAATCATCAAGAAAGCTCAATCTCCCATTTCCCACCATGCGAACATGCGTGTAACCAACATGCTTATCTGTCGTAATGAATGCAGGCGTTAGCTTCTCAACTCCACCTAAATCGTTGATGATTTTCAAAGACTCCACCAGACGTTTAAGCTCAACCAAATCTACAAAATACTTCTCACGATCTGCTGGGCTGATTTCTACACTTTGACCACATTGGAACTCATAACCCTCGTTCCATTCAGTTGCGTTATCGGGTGCTGAATCTACGATTTCCTTCGCGTATTGCAGTCCTTTATCTCTAATCAATTTAGTTGCTTTCATGGCTGGCTCCTTTCTCATCAAGCTCTTTACGCGCCAACCACCACCAAACCACCGCACCGCTAATAGCTGCTGTAAAAAATGAAATGAGTAAACCCCACGCTAAAATCTCGAATTTATTCATACATTCGCTCCATCAATTAACTGCTGAATATTTCTAGGGATTGGCATACCTTCACGGCGGCACATCTCTGCGTATTCGTGTGGATTATCGAAAGGATCAGGGCCCAACTCTTTTATAAGCTCAGGCTCTTTTTCTTTTGCCTCAAGTTTTTGAACTGGTGCAGGTTTACGACCATTGATTTTTAATCTTTCCATCAATGATTTGAGATGCTTTTGAGCCTCGTCATTGCTTACTGGGGTGTGTTCAGGTTCTTTATGCTCTAGTTGTAGCGGTGGAGTGTAAAACTCTTGCTGACGGCCTTTTAACTGAGCTTTAGCAACCATCACGTTGTAGGTCCCGAAGAAATTATCTTGAGCTGCTCGCATTTGGCCGGCTTCGATCAAATACATCACTTCGTCTAATGCATATTTTGTAATTTGTGTAATAACCACGGTACGGTCAGTCGTAAACTTACATGCGCGAGACCAAGCTTCTTCTGGAGACATCCAACTTTCACCGATACACCAGGTGCGAAACTCGGCAAATGACGGCATAAAGCGTCCACCTGCTGTAAGTAAACGACCAAGTGCGTTGTTAAATTGGTTTTGTTGAACGCCAACCAGTGTTTTAAGTGCGATTTGCTCAACCACTGACAGAGGAATTGCACTTTCGCCTGTTGCTGGAAATTGCTTATTGAACTGAGCAGCGTAAACAGTGCGAAGAGAAGCGATTAATTGACGCACTTCGTTCAAGGTAATCTCATGCATGACCTACCTCCTCAATCATTGGAAGCTTTTTTGCTGGGGTTACATCCACGATTTGAGATTCGCTCTGTTCTTCAAAAAGATTAGCGAAGTAACCCGACTCTTCTGGTTTTTGACCGGTTGAAGTGATTTGCTCTTGTTTCTTGCGGTTTGCAGCAACTTGTTTCTCGTTGTTTTGAACCCAAGAGAACCACTTAACCAACCAGATGCTTGGTGTATTCAACGAACTTGATTCGTTTGCAAAGTACCAGTCACCGAAATTTTGAATCATGGTTCTCAAGTCGATTTCAGGTACCGAAACAAATCTTTGTTGAGCAAGTGAAATGAAATCGTATTGAAACTCGCTGTATTCAGAAATGAATTCACGCATTGAGTAACGCTTGTGATCATCGATCTGATACTGAGCAAATTGAATTGGAGTTAATTGCGAATTTTCTCCACGCGTATTACTACTACTATCAATAATTGGTTCTTGGTTTATGGTTAATGGTTTATGGTTATTGGTTGGTTGCACATCCGTTTGTTCTTCGTTTAACAGATTTTCAACGACCGTTGAATTTTCGTTAGACGCTTGATCATCTTTTGATGAATCACTGTTGGACGAGCCTTTCTTTTTCGCTGCACGTTTTGCAGCAGACGCCTTACCAGCCTCACTCGCTTGTTTCTTTTTCCCGTGATATTCAGCAATTTCTCGTTCACAACGATTATTGCGATAAACACCTTCTTCAAGAATGAAAAACTCATCAAGTACATATTTGAGAGCTTCTTTTTGCTCTTCGGTAGTACATTGCAAACGACGTGCTAGACGATCAATGCTTGATGCATCAATCGCCTTCTCCGTGTCGTAATACATGTCTAATAAGTCGCGGTAAATCGCACGCTCAATTAAACTGAGGTGGCGAGTCGCATTGTTAAAGTCACCAATATGGTGTTGGTAATAATTCATGCGGCCCCCTTAATTTGTTGCGTAATAAATGGATTATTTGCTCTGGCGATGGCAGCCATTGGATATGGAGAAACGGAGTTACCAACCATAAAGACTTGATCTTTTTTAGATAGAGGCTTTCCATCGCTCCCGTATTCAATTACGTATGAATCTGGAAACCCCTGCGCTCTAAAAAGTTCACGTGGTTTAAGCATGCGTATGCAGATATCAACAATTGCCCAAGGTTCACCTTTGATCCAAACAGTAACTAGGGCTAAACGATCTTTAGTAGTGATCGTATCCATTGGCTCAGTGATACTTCTTGCGTCTCCATTGCCGTAGTAGTTAATTAAAAATGCAGCAACACGAAGAGCGCCCTTATAGTTATCTTTGCTCAACTTGGCAGTAACTAATCCATGATGCCCACCTTTCACTTGTGCACATATGGTTGATAGAGGCTCATCAATTGACCAATTCCGCTGTTGAGAAGCGTTTGCAAACTCTGTAATAAACGGAACAAGGATTGGACTTATTAAAGAACTATGTCCGCCATAACCTGCTGTAGTTGTTGCTAATGGTTCACGTATGTCATGACCAAAACTTGTACGGAAATCACGGCCAATAAAAGGTGTGGCAGAATTAACAAAAAATGGATCTTTAGTTTCAATGACATATTTTTGAATACCTTTAGCTATGCGTTTTAGAGTTGCATCAGCTAGAGGACCTTGCGGCCTATCAAAAATAGAATTTCCTAAATCTGAAAAATCAACACATTCAACTGTTGAGCGCCATTTTTTTAAATTACCCTTAGGTTTCTTTGAGAAGTATTTTTCTGGCCATACTATTGGTTGCCCATCACAGCGGGCAATGAGAAATAATCGCTCACGTTTTGTTGGCGCTCCGAAGTCAGCAGCAATAATATTTTTTTGCCACTCAACTTCATAACCAAGTTGTTCAAGACTACGGACAAAGTGTTTCCAAGTTTTACCTTTCTTCTTGGGGTTTGGTACTAAGAATTGATTGTGGCGAGGAACTCGCTCACCAGGCTCTGCAATTCGATTTACCTTTTTGCCATTAATATTAATTTTATCGAGAGTAATGACTCTGCCTGTTGCTTTGTCTCGTTTTGCAATTAAAGGTCCCCATCCTAAGATCTGCTTAACATTTTCTAAACTGATCACATCAGGTTTAACTTTGCCTGCAAACTTAAGAACAACCCAAGAAAGGTCACGTATTTCTTTTTTACGTGGTTGTCCGCCAGCAGCTTGCGAATGATGTGTGCAGTCTGGGCTTGCATGAAACCAACCGACTTGATGACCATCACAAATATCAATTGGATCTACTGCAAATACATCTTGAACATAATGCTTTGCATGGGGATGATTAGCCTCATGCATAGAAATTGCTTTTGGATTATGGTTTACAGCAACATAAACAGGCCTGTTTAACCCCATCTCTAATCCAGTGCTTGCACCACCACCGCCAGCAAAGAAATCTACGATGATTTTTTCAGAAAAATTTAAGTCGAATTGAGTTCTAAAAGAACGAGCAGCATCAACAAATGTATTCATGCTTCACCGCCTTCTTTAATCTGAATGTATGTGCTACCCAAGAAGCGAATACGATCAGCACGGCTAAGGCTTCTAATAATTTCCTCAGCATGGTTGTACGTAATACGATGCTGACGCACTAAAACCTCTTTAAATTCATCTCGCTTTACAGCTGCATTTTTAGTATCAGCTTTGATTCGCTCTAGGTTTTCTTCACACTTTTTGATTAATGCTTTAAGTGTGTGGAGAGCCGGTTCAAACCAGCTCTGGATTATTTGTTCTTGATTTGATAGATTATTCGTGTTCATTTGATCCACCTCATTTGAATGCCTAGAAGCCTGATCTCGACCATCAGGCTTTTTTAATTTCTAGAATTTGGGATTCTGGGTTTACCCCGATCTTCCCTAGTAATCCTAAACGCTCCCTTTTCTTCCTATTTTTTTCAGCTCTTTCAAGCATTAAGCTAACCTCATGATATTCACCCATAATGGCTTTCTCTAAGAGGATTACGGCTTGATGCGCATAATCTTTACCTCGGACATCCGAGATCAATCTCAAACGCTCCATCATGTCAGGGAGCATCTTCAAACGAAGATCTTCTTTTTCAAGGCTCATGAAACTCTCTTAAATGGTAGTGTTGGTTCTTGTTCAAGCAGCTTAAAAGCAGCAGCTTCAGGCACAAATTCACCCCACTGGTAAACTGCTTGACGGCTAATTTTTAAGATTTTTGCGATTTTTGGCGCATTGAACCGAGCCAAAACATCTGATGTTTTCATCTCAATTCGCATATTAATTCCTAACTTCAACTTTACTTTGTCAAGTCTACTTTACGAATAAATGTTTAGCAAGCTTTGCAAATGAAAAGTTAAGATTTCTTTACATTTTACATATGGCAATAGCCATGAGATTTACACTATGAGCACTCTACAAGAGCGAATGTCTTTAGCTATAAAACACTATGAGTCTGAAACAGGTAAAAGATTCAAGAATACTGATTTAGCTAGATTTGCAGGCGTTAGTAGAGCTAATGTCGGGCTATGGGTAAATGGGCCAACACAAGAACTTGAAGGCTCAAATTTAGTAAAAGCTGCCGAGTTTTTGGGGGTTTCTAAAGATTGGCTTGCTGGTCAAAGCAACAAAATGGATGCTACAAAAATTGATAATAATGTCTCCAAGAAAGTAGCAAAATTAGCACCTGTTCTTTCATGGGTTCAAGCTGGAACTTTTACCAATGTGCAATCAGTTGATCTATCAATGGTTGAAGAGTGGCTCCCTTTACCTGATGAATGCACTAATTGTTTTTATCTAAAAGTTCAAGGCGTTAGTAATCAACCTGACTTTCTAGAGGGTGATTACATTCTTGTTGACCCAGATGTTTACTACAGTGACATGCAATCTGGCGATATGGTTGTGGTCCGAAGATTTGAAGATGCAACTTTTAAAAAGCTTGTTATTGAGACAGATGGATCTCGTTATCTACAGGCTCTAAATCCTAAATTTGAACCAAATATCATTCCTTTGGATGAGCATTGTTATTTCGTAGGTCAAGTGGTTGACTGCATGCGATATACATATAGAGCAAAAAGAAGAACTAGACCAAATTGATAAAAAACGTGGCCCGACGCAGAATTTTAGAATTGATCGGGGAAATTATTATAGATTATTGAGGGAATTCAAATGAGTATAACTGTCTTACCTAGCACTGCATACATAACTTCTCATGAGTTAATTAGTGGTGGGGTGATGGGAGCAACAAGAAAAGCTAGTATTGAATGGGATGATGGGTCATTGCGTAAGTGCTACGTAAAGGTGTATCCAAAACAGGACAGGATAAGAAAAATATTCAATGAATTGACTGGATTTTTAATAGGTAATGCTTTGGGTATATTTCAGCCTGATAGTGCTGCCCTAATGCCATTAAACCAATTGTTTTATGCTGATTATGGGCTAAATACTGCTAATGAAGAATCTGAGACCTGGGCATGGGTTACTTCTGAATGTGGGCAAAGCGTATCTGGAATCTTTCAACTTAATAAATCCCAAGCTTCTCTAGAGAGAAATATTGAAGACACAAAAAATAAATATATTAATGCAATTTCATTAATATGTGATCAAAAAAATATTCCTCAAATAATCGCTTTTGATGATTTCATTGCAAATGATGACCGGAATATTGGAAATCTAGTGATGACAGGAAATGGCAACATGGGAGTAATAGATCATGGAGAAATTCTAGGTAGAATAGATTGGATAAAAAATCTAACTCAGCTTGACAAAAGTCAATTTTTCTTCAATAAATTGCTTTATATTCTCGATCAGCATAATGCTATTAAGCAGCAAACAACTTTTACAGTTAAAAGTAAAGCAGTAGAAGCTATTGGTGAGCACGAGCAAGCTTTTATTTCTATACAAAAGCAATTACTCACCTGGTGGAAAAATATTCTTGAAATTTCAGACATACCTGAAACTGATCATCCAAGATACTTGGATCATTTATTTGATTTTTTGCACTACCGTTGCCAACAACCTAGTGCACTATTTGCCAATCGAATAGGACTGGTGGCTTAAATGTCTTTACTTGAACGTCTATCTAAAGCAAAAACAACACCTTTATTAACTGGTGAATGGATGACAATAAAGTGGACGCCAGATCCAACAACACGCGAGTGTTTTAATCTTGGTGTTGTATTGAAAACAGAAAATGAGATTTTTGTTCGCACTATTGATGGTGATAGCTTTAATAGATTCTCATGTATGTTTGGTGAGGAGATGAAATTTCATGCCCAACGCATTACAAAACTTGCAGAATCATGGGCTAATGAAGGCTGCCTAGAATTATCAAGTCAATTGATTTTTGATAATCATGGGTTTATTCGAGGCAAAAGCGGAAGTCAGCTTATTGATCATTTATTTGATATAGCTGTTCCTTTGGGTCGTCCTATTATTGCTAAAAAAAGAAAAAACTCAGGATTTAATGCTTTTAACTTTCAACAGCTCAGTAATAGTTTATTGGATGAATTAAAGCGGCAAGATCATGATGGATTTAGCTTTAATAAACTTATACCAAGCTCTCGCTATATTGAAATCAATAATCAAAATATTCATGCTCCTTTAAGACCTGTAGATAGTGATGCTGTTGGTAATTGGGCAAGTGTTGTATTTTCTGATCCAGCAAGAATTAGAATTGATTACTTACAAGCGATCAATGATTTAAGAACAGCATCAGATCACTTAAAAAAGAAACCATATCTATTTATTTTAAAACCTGATAGCGACAATCTGGAGCACTTAACACCATATAGAATCGAACAGATCGATGAGATTGTTGACAAATTAGATAGTACATTGAAGCCACAAGGTATTGAGTTGTACAGCTCAACATCTCTAGAAGGTCTGGCAAGTGAGATATATGGGTGGGAAAAAGAAGTAGCCTAACCATTTCAATACTATACCTAACCCACCACCACGGTGGGTTTTCTTTTTTATCAAAATAAAATGTTTAGTTTAGTTTAGTTTACATTATTTTGTAAATCACACTTTACATATTTAATTTTGTAAAGTAATCTTTACCTCGTAGACTATAAAAAAGCACACCGACTCTTCTACCTTCCGATGTGCTTTTGCAAAACTGCGAGATTAATTATGAACGTAAAAGCTACCCCTTTCAACTCATTTGCATTTGTCAGCATGGCTGCTCTTGCAATCTCTGGTGGTTCTTTAGTTGCTTGCCAGCTACAACCAGCTTTCCAAACAAAACACGCACCTACTCTTTTTACACCTAAAACTCAACCAAGTACTTACGGTGTGTTAACCGCAAAAATCACAGGTAAACATTCTGGCGTTGCCGTCATCAAATTAGATAGCTTCCGTTTAAATGTGAGCTTTGATTTTGAAGCCCATCCTGACAGCTACGGCGTTCCGGGTTCTGAATTCACCGCTGTTGATATTACACAACTCACAGTAAATGAAATCACTGATGTTAATGGTAAGTCATATAACGATTTCACCGAATTTGAAGACATCCGCAACATCAATGGCCTTCTAAAAGGCTTCATCGAACGTAACAAGTTGGTGGAGGCTTAAAGATGACTAATTTCAAAAAACACCCTGACGGCTACAAGTCTTATTTGGGTCGTGATGATAAGGGCCTCTACTCTGTTCGCATTGGCTGGCAAGTGTACGCATCTAATGCTAATGGCTCAGTTCTTTACAAAGTTAAAGACGGAGTTAAGACGCCTTTAAATGTGTCTAAGTTCCAAACTGAATATCCGAAAGTTTGGAATGAACTCACACAAGAAATCGATTTTCAACGCAGAAAGCAGCTCGCTATAAAACTGCGTGAAACAAATATCCCTACTTATGACCGCAAAAACTATAAGCGTTCTCGCGGCTTCACCGGCTCTAGATGAGGATAAGAAAAATGACAACTGAAAACTCAAAAGACAACTTGCATATTTGGAATGCAGTTAAGCAAACGCCTACCAATTTTCTTAAAAAAATTGAGTTTGGTTATTTAAAAGGTAAATCAGATATTAACCCTCAATGGCGATTAATGGCTATGACTCAGGCCTTTGGTCCCGTTGGTCATGGCTGGACTTATAGACATGTACGTTTATGGTCTGAAACTGCTCCAGATGGAACCATTATGGCTTTTGCTGAAGTAGCAGTAAAAACCAAGATTGATGGTGTTTGGGGTGAGGAATTTTTCGGCAACGGCGGTTCAGCAATTGTTGAAGTTCAAAAGGGCAAATTAGTAGCGATTGATGAAGGTTATAAAAAGGCCGTTACTGATGCTCTTGGTGTAGCGTTTAAAGCTATTGGTGTGGCAGCTGATGTCTACCTCGGTAATTTTGATGGAAGTAAATATCTATACAACTATGACTATGCCTATCTAGAGCAAAATGCCTCTACCCCAGCAGGTCAAAATACAAATCAAAATAATCAGACAATCGCTCAGGGTGGTAACCAGAAGCCGCCTCGTACTCAGGACCAACTATATCAAGATGCATTAAAAGCAATTAAAGATGCACCAGACACCAACATCTTAAATGCTGCGATTAAGAAGTTTAAAGGTACTACGTATGAGGCGGGTATCAATAGAGCATGCCAAGCACGTGCCGATCAGATGGGTTGGGCACCTAAAAACAATCCTCAGCAAGTTCAG